TTACTTGTTTAAGTTATCTACTGCATATTGAGCTTCTTCTTCAGTGAAGGCATCAAATTGTGATGTTAATTGTGTTTTAATCGCATCAACCGACATATTTTGTGTTTCAGAATACTGTTTAGCTTTTTCTAAAGCATTCTTTTTGTAATCAGCTTTTAAGTTATCGACAGCCCACTTAGCGTCGTTCGCATTGAATTTATCAGCTTGAGATGTAAGTTGGTTGTAGATTCCTTTTTTACTCATAAACATTGTATCTGAATAAGTTTTAGCTTTATTAAGTGCTTTCTCAGCTTCACCGTTAGGTGCTTTAACATCTTTAGTAGATTCTTTGGCAGTGTCAGCAGTTGTTTTAGACGTTTCTTCCACTTTCTTTCCTGCGTCTTTTGCAGTTTCCTCAACTTTTTTACCTGCATCTTTAGCGGCATCTTCAGCTTGGCCACACGCAGCTAACAATAATGATGACGCGATCAGTGTACCCGTTAACATTTTGTAGTTCATTTCAATACCATCCTCTATAGTTTTTTTATATCTAACGGCTCAAAGCCGATTAAATATCCCTCGTATTTAACCCATAACCCGAACTTATTCTTGTAATCTTCAATAGCATCTTTTAAATACTTGTTGTCAATCTCCAGGTGCAGCACCATCTCGTATTCAGTGGTGATTCCTAAGTTATAACACTCAATCAGACGTTCTAACGGTAAAAGTAGTTTGATGCCATAGCGACGAGCGACAAGCTCCTGCTTAGCATGATTAATATTATTCGCATAATCAGTAATATGGCCGTGCGAAGTGAAATAGTGGCCAATCTCTTCAGCAAGGGTACCGGTATTGCGATAGTAGCCTTGGTTTTTGTTGATGCAGATCTCGTTATCCAGGTATAAACCAGCTAATTTATTAGGCATATAATCCAGGTAGCTCACTTTGACTTCAGGCACAATATTATGTAACCTCTCGTGCTGCTGCATAATATCACTCCTATTTACGATTGCGTTTTTTAAACTCGATGAAGTCCAGGATCTCCTGCATCTCTTCTTCAGTCACATCATCGTCAATGTGTGCTGCGATGGTTTCAATTTGTTTCGTATTCGCCTCATTCTTAGGGAAGAAATCATTAATACTGCATCCGAAAATATGTGACAATTCAAATAAAACGTCTTGATTTGCTTTGCGTTGACCATTCTCATATCTACTTACAGCTTGTTTAGTAATATTTAATCGTTCAGCTAGATCTTGTTGATTCATATTTCTAAATTCGCGCATTTTTTTAATTTGATTTGCTATATAAAGTGTAAGTTCTTCGTTTGTCATAATTATTTTCTCCCTTGATTTGATAATCCCATTATATAGGAAGCGTCACCAAAATGGAACATTTTTTTGGTCAAAATCTAAAAAAACTGTTCATTTTACTTGTTAAGTCACCAAAATGGTGATATAGTATAGTCATGAAAGGAGTGAGTTTATGCAAATGTATCTTTGGCGCTTAAGAAAAGAACGTAAATTGAGTCAAAATCAATTCGCCAAAATACTTGGTATGTCTAGGAACACGTATAGTGCTAAAGAACGTGGAGAAATACCGTTCAATTCCGATGAAATGTTCAAAGCATCTGAGTATTTAGAACTACCTATTGATCAAATTTTTTTACCTATATGTCACCAAAATGGTGACATAAATAACCGCGTGGAGGTCTGACCATGAATATTACTATCGATGATGCAGTAATTGTCGACCTGGTCAAAAAGCAAGTCGGTAATGTTATGGCAGATCTCGAGCTAGAGTTTGCAACGGTAGACATCAATCAGCTTTCCGAGATTACTTCTCTGTCACGATCAACACTTCTCAACACCATTACCTGCGAGCCAGAAATTGTAGAAGTGACTCGTCGTATTGGTTCGAGAGTGTTGTATCTCTATCCGGAAGTACTGGAGGCTTACAAAAAAGTATTGGAGAGGGTGGGGAAATGAAAAAACTGCTGTCATACGCAATAGCACTGATTTTCGCAGTTGCAATCTTCGTGGCTAACAATGCACCGATCAATGATTATACTGTTTCAGCACTTAGCTTAATAAGTATATGTATCTTTGGTTTAGCGAAAGTGGGGTGTGAGGAGTGATTGAGGACAACCTTGAAATGGCTGAACGTTATTTACATGCACAGGAAGCAGCATCGAAAGTGATGAAAGCTAGACCGTTCTTCTCAATGTATGAGCTGGAACAGCTAGAGGAGGATTACGGCGCACCTGACCGTCACGAGTACCATGACCATGAGTCAGGCGTAGCGTACTGGGAGGAAATTTGAAAGCAGGGCAAATAAAAAAACACATACCAAAAGGCATGTGCCACAAGTTAATTAGACACTAACATTGTAGCATCTTGCCTAGAGGAAATCTAGGAGGAAATTATGAACAGTCCAGAAAGATTGTACTTTTTACAGCAAATTCATGAAGAACTCGAACATTGCGAGCATGAGATTAGCCTTAGAGCTAAACAAGGCTTAATCTTCATTACTTTTGACGAAGAGGATTTAAAAACACTTTGGCTCTATCCAAACAGTACGGTTGATGAGGCTTATGATGTGCTTGAACAGCTGAGAAGTAACATTCAGTTTCTTAATAATCAGTCGTTAGTGAGACTGTCATCATGAGCGAACAAGTCAGTTACATCTATAAATTGAAAGTTGCTGATCTTTACGTTACTTCTCATTCAGAACATGGCACTTCATACACCACGAATCGTTCACAAGCCAAACCGTTTGTTGGATACGGCAGCAACGATAAACAACCAACACTTGAAACGCACGACATCATAAAGCGTACTGAAATAACAAATATAAGTTATGAAAGGGTTGATCTAACGAATGAATAAATCTGAATCAATCGTCGAACTGTCAAAGGCCATGGCTAACTTTCAGGCGGAAGTAAAACAGCCGCTCAAAGATAAAAACAACCCGTTCTTCAAATCGAAATATGTGCCACTTGAGAGCGTCGTAGAGTCCATCACAGAGTCAGCGCCTAAGCACGGCTTATCATTTACCCAGTGGGCGCAGAATGACGCACAGGGACGTATAGGAGTAGCAACCCTGCTCATGCACTCTAGCGGCGAATATATCGAGTATGATCCAGTGTTCATGAATGCTGATAAGAATACAGCCCAAGGTGCAGGTGCCTTAATCACTTATCTCAAACGCTACTCATTATCTGCAATTTTTGGCATTACAAGTGATGAAGATGATGACGGTAATGCTGCCAGTGGTAACAAGCAACAGGTAAAGCAGACACCTATCTCACAAGAAAAAGTGGGAGAACTTAAAACAGCAGTCATTTCATTCGCAAAAGATTATGGAGCAGATGAAAAGTCAGTGCTAGAAAACCTGAATATTCGTGACTACACAAAGCTGACTATGCAGGCAGCTGATGAAGCCATCAAAACATTAAATAACTGGAGGAATCAATCATGATCAACAATGTCGTATTAGTAGGGCGTCTGACTAAAGACGTAGAGTATCAGGTCACACCATCAGGCATACCAGTAGCTAAGTTCACACTAGCAGTAAATCGTAATTTCAAATCACAGAATAGTGAACAGCAGGCTGACTTTATCAATATTGTCACTTTCAGAAAGACAGCTGAAGTAGTTAACCAGTACTGCTCAAAAGGCTCACTAGTAGGTGTGCAAGGACGGATGCAATCACGTAGCTATGAGAACAATGAGGGCCGTAAAGTCTATGTAACAGAGGTTGTGGCAGACAGCGTGCAGTTCCTCGAATCCAAAAAAGATAGTCAACAGAATCAGCAACAACAGCCACAAAGCAATCCATTCGCTAATCAACCACAACAACAGCAACCTCAACAACAATATCACCAGCAATATCAGCAAGCTCCACCACAACAATACCAGGCACAGCCTCAACAGCAGTACCAGGCACCACCGCAACAAAATCATTACAACAATCCGGCAACATCCGATTTTGATTCGGATAATCCGCCTTTTTAATGGTAGAGCCTGATGAATGAAGTTTGGAAAGATGTTGTTGGTTACGAAGGTATTTACGAGGTGAGTGATCATGGCAGAGTGAGAACAAAAGAAGGTAAACAAACGCATTCTGTCAGACATGGTGTTAGAACATGGAAATCCAGAATACTAAAAGAAAAGAACCCTAACGGAAGAGACGTCAGAGTTTCTCTTTGGAAGGACAAGAAAGATAAAACTTTCCTTGTGCATCGGCTTGTAGCATTCGCATTTATTCCAGAAGTGCCAGGCAAAACATGCATTAATCACATCGACGGAAATCCCAGAAATAATCATGTTTCAAATCTTGAGTGGTGTACTTATAAAGAAAATACTAATCATGCCTTTGATAACGATTTGCAAAGTTCAAACATGAAAGTGAAGTTGATCAATGCAATAGGTATCGAATATGAATTTAGAAGTATTGCGAGAGCAAATAAATTTCTAAAGAGAGGTCACTCATATATTAATGATCGATTGAGCAAAGGCTATAAATTGGTTGAAGATTTAGATGGCAATCAATATAGAGTAATCAAGCTGTAAGGAAGTGATGACATGGCCAGAATCGAAAGATACCACCACCGAGGGAATGGCCGCTTTGACATAGTAGTCCGCAATGTGTCGCTAGATGATGACACATTGCAGCTACTAGATAATGAGATACCTGTCGCAGCTAACCTTGAAGTGATTGATCCGCACAAGATAACAGTCAAGCAGCGCAAGAAGATATTCGCACTGCTGAATGACATATACGAATACACAGGCCAGCCCCAAGACGACCTGAGACAGACGTTTCAGTTCTATCTTGAAACTATCAAAGGCTATAAACCTATCAGCTTATCTGACACTACTAAACAGATAGCCAGAGAGCTAATCGAACTAATTCTTGAATGGGTATTCCTGCATGACATCCCTCTTAACTACAAAACAAGCGACCTCATGAAAGAGGATAAGCGATTCATCTACCTTGCAACCATCAAGCGTAAATGTGTCATCTGTGGAAAGCCTCACAGCGACCTGGCACACCGTCACGCAATAGGTCGAGGGATGAACAGAAACGAAATGAATCACTACGGTAACGAAGTACTTGCCTTATGCAGACAACATCATGGAGAACAGCATCAGATAGGCATAGACAGCTTTAACGAAAAATATCATCTGCATGACAGCTGGATCCAGGTGGATGACAAGCTTAATGCGATGTTGAGAGGTGAGAAAAGTGAATAAAATAGTCGGTGAAAATTTTCGTATCGAAATGGCTATAAGAAATTTAAAAATATCTGATGTCCATGAAGGCACAGGTATCTCTAGAACTACTTTAATGAGTATTGCAAGTGGAGAAAGTCAAGGTATTCAATACGGTACTTTAGAAACATTATGTAACTATTTAAAAATAGAACCTTATACACTTTTCAAAAAGAAGGTGTATCAAGATGACTGAACAACCTAGTTACTATGCAATTCTGACGGCTAACGTCAGATACGATAATAGGCTGACTGATAGCGAAAAAATACTCTTCGCTGAAATAACAGCATTATCAAATAAATACGGATATTGTACTGCTTCAAATGGTTACTTTGCCAAACTATACAACGTTCATAAAATAACAGTTTCAAATCGGATAGCTAATCTGAAAAAACTTAACTATCTCAGAGATGAAATGATATATGAGGGCAAAGAAATCAAGCAGCGAAAGTTATACCCATTAGTTGATGCATTAACCCCTATTAATGCAAACGCTAATACCCCTGTTAGTCATACGGTTAATACCCCTATTAATGCAAACGCTAAAGAGAATATTACAAGTATTAATAATACAAGTAATAATATATCGTCTAGCGATGCTAGACCGCACGAGGAAATCATTAATTACTTAAATGAAAAAACAGGTAAAAAGTTTTCTCATAAGACTAAACAGACAGTTGAATTTATCAACGGGAGACTTGGCGAAGGGAAAACGATTGATGATTTTAAAAAAGTTATAGATGTAAAAGTGGATGAATGGTTAAACACTGATCAAGATAAGCATCTGAATCCTAGTACTTTATTCAGACCAGCTAACTTTGAAAAATATCTTAATCAAAAACCTTCAAAGAAACGAAAAAATAACAATATAAATATTAAGGATAAATATGACGCATTCTTGGAGGGATGGCAATGACCCCTAAAGAAGCATTAGAACTAATTAAGTTAATTGAAACTTCCTACCATCAAATAAACTTTGATAAAGAACAAGCAGATGTCTGGATCAGCATCCTAATAAAAGGCGATTACCAACTAAGTAAAGAAAAAATTTATCGCTATGTATCTACCGAAAAGTTTCCCCCAGTTATTAGCGACTTTCTTGTAGTGATCCAGGACAAGCCTGTTGAAGATTACTCAGCTGATATTGCAGCAGTACAGAGAGAGTTGAATGACCCTGTACTCAGAAAGAAACGTGAGGAAGCCATGCAGAAGCTGCGAGAGGCAGTGAAAGGCATGAATGAGAAAGTAGGTGTCTCTGATGATTGAGTTTGAAGAGAACCTGCTTGCTTCACTCATCAAGTTTCCTAAGCTGTACGATGATCTACAAGTGACACCGAACATGATATCTGATGAAAGTATCAAGGCAACGCTGCAATTCTTTAGAGAAAAAGGGTTTGCAGATGTGGCCAGTCTGTACCAGGTCAGCGGAGCATCTAATCAGCAAGTGATTGATAAAAAGACAATCGGCAGTATGCGGAATGACAAATTCATCTTTGAGTCACACTTCAAGCAGTATCAGATAGATGTCATCAACGCATACAAACAGAGGATGATCATTAGCGCTGCTCAGGATTACATTGAGAAGCCTACCGTTGAATCGCAGAACTTTCTTCAGCAGACCATCACGCAGCTGAATGAAATTGATATTGATGATGAAGATACAAAGACTGATGTTCTGCTGCAGATCATGGACACCATCACAAGCGATGCTAAGTCGGGTATTCTGACAGGCTTCAAGTCACTCGACGGACTGACAGACGGATTTGATGCGAGTCAGTTCAACATTATAGGCGCTCGGCCGTCAATCGGTAAGACAGCCTTTGCAATCGCAATGGGCCTTCAGATGGCACAGAAAAACACAGTTCATTTTGTCTCACTTGAAACAAAAGATGTGAAAGTCACGACACGTATCTTATCGAATCTGTCGAACGTACCACTTAAGAAGTTTAAGAATGGCGGCATGATGACATCTGATGAAATTGAATTAGTGACTAAGTGGATTGGATACTATCAGAATCTGGACTTTCATGTACATGACAAGAACAACATCACACCTGCCAAGCTGAGAAGCATCATCGCTAAACATCCTGATAAGACCAACATCATCTTTCTCGACTACATTCAGCTGATGAAGTCAGACGATAAAAGCAAGGATAGACGTCTTGAACTTGAGCAGATCAGTCGAGAACTAAAGATTGTGGCCAAGGAAACAAACTCAGTTATCATCGCCCTAGCACAGCTGTCAAGGGGTGTCGAGCAGCGTCAGGACAAGCGACCTATTATGTCCGACCTCAAAGAAGCATCAGGACTGGAACAGGACGCAGACATCATCATGATGCTCTATCGTGATGATTACTATACAAAGCAAACAGATCCAGACAATCCAGGTAAATCAGAAATTGAGTGCATCATCGCGAAGAATAAGGACGGGGAGACAGGCACCGTCAAGATGGACTTCTACAAGGCTTCACAGAGGTTTTACGGTTGAATGACTCATTTACTATTGATGATTATTTGGAACGCCTGAGAGAGCTATACAAGGCGGAGACAATGCCTCTAGTCAAGATTTACTGGATGAAAGCTGGATTGATTGTAAAGCAGCTGCTGGATGAAGGGCATTATATGCCTTTCGATGCAGCAAGCGAAGAGTTTGAACGAGATCTATATGGAAGGATGGATTGGAATGGCAGTCACATACATGAACAACGTTCGTCCAGATAAGGTCCTTTATATCCTCGATTACTTCGAGGAAAAGGACTACTTCACAAGAGAAGATGTGATTCTCGACTATGTGAACGGAACGCAGCACATTGTCCTGGACGGAAACAAACCGGTCGCTGTATTTACCCTGGAACGCATATTGAACAGAAAACACTTCAAGCGCTTCTCAATTCTGAATGATCAGTATGGCCGAGGTTACTTCAAAGCGACCTTAGAGCAGCTGATTAAGTATAAGGAGCCTATTGTCCTCACAGTGCTTCCGACTAATGAGAAAGTCATCCGCATCTTAAAGGAACTTGGATTTGAAAGAGTGGATGGACAGGTCAAATCAAGGAACAGTGATAACTACTATGATTTATATGAAATACAGAATTTCAAATTGGAGGGCTATTGATGAAAAACACTTTAGGAGATTTAAATGGTTACTTATTTGAACAACTGGAACGATTAAGCAATCCGGAAATGACAGAGGAAGAAATGAAGCTGGAGATTGAGAGAGCGAGAACAGTCACAGGGGTAGCTTCTCAAGTCATTTCTAACGGTAATCTTGTACTGAAAGCCAAAATTGCTTATGACGAAAATCTTCAACGTGATGCAGTTAAGCCGAAATTACTGGAAGGCTAGTCATGAATAATCAAAAGTTTATCTTCACAGAAGAAATGGATCTGTTCCTCCGGAAGAACAATGAAGGCATATCCAATAAGATTCTTCATCAGATGTTCAGAGAACATTTCAATTGCAATATCGGCTTATCGACTTTCAAGAATCGGAGAAAATCACTAGGACTGCATAGCGGACTTACCGGAAGATATGAAAAGGGTCACACGTCTTGGAACAAAGGGAAATCAATGCCTTCGCATCCTAACTCAGTCAAAACACAGTTTAAGAAAGGCCAGCGACCGACATCATTCAAAGAAATAGGCAGCGAAAGAATCGTTGAGGGTTACTACGAAGTGAAAGTTGCTAATCCCAGCACGTGGAAAGCTAAGCATCGTTTGATATGGGAGGAACATCATGGACCTATACCAGATGGACATGTCGTAATGTTTGCTGATCAGAATCCAATGAACTGCACTATCGATAATTTGATGCTGGTATCCAGAGGGCAGATGGCCATTCTTAATCAAAACAACCTCTTGCAGGACAGCAAGGAATTAAATGAAACAGCATTACTAGTTGCAGATGTCATATCAGCCACATACCAAAGAAAGAAATCACTTAAAAAGAAAAGGGGCAAAAAGAATGTCAAAACTAACTGAACTAACAACAAAAATCGAGCAATGGTCCATCGACCGTAATCTTCATACTGCTGATCCACGTAAGCAGATGCTGAAACTGGGAGAAGAAACAGGCGAACTATACGCCGGCATCGCAAAGAACAATGATGGCCTGATTAAGGACAGCATAGGGGATGCAGTGGTCGTAATGACCATCCTCTCTCAGCAGAAGGAAATTGACTTCAACAAGTTAGTCGAGAGTGTCGAGAAAATGAACTGGACAAGCAGAAATGACCTGAATGGCCACACACTTACTCTGATGCATCACGTCGGAATGTTAGCTGCAGCATTTGAGCAGACGGGCGGTAATACGCACATCATGATGAGATTGCAATGGGTGCTTGAATCGCTCATCGACATCTGTGAGGCGCTTGACCTGGATCTGATTGAGTGCGTGGAACTTGCTTACAACGAGATTAAGGACAGAAAAGGCAAGATGATTGATGGCGTGTTCGTCAAAGAAGCAGACCTGCAGGAGGTAGAGCGATGAAAATCAATGAATTTAAAAAGCAAGTAGAAGAACTTGATAAAGCTATCCAAGTTATTGAACTCGCAGACAAGAGAGTACAAGTTCAATTCAACAATAAACAGGTAGCATATGTGAAAAATGAACTTTATTCGATGTCAACAGGTTTCACTGAATTTGATAGATTAGGTAATCATATCAAAGAAGACATCATGAATCTTTGCAGACTATTTGCAGCTACACCACCGGAAGAACGCATAGAAGAACCTAAGTTCAGATTGAAGTTGTGTGATGTATTCGATTGCGCAGGTCGTGAATACCTTAATTACATCAGCAGATTAAATGCATTCATCTTTGATACGGAAGTTTCAGCCTGGGATCATAAAACTCAATTTACCAAAAGAGAAATGGATTTGTTACCCGAAAAAATAAAAACCATGATTAGTTATAAAATTCTTATTCCGGAGGTAGTCGAATGAAGCCACAAAAAGGAGAATACTATGAACTGCTATTCATGCCGGAAGATAATCAACTTTTTAAAGTAGTCAAGTTTTTCAGACATGAGAGAAAACCCCGGGCAGTAGTCAGAAGTGAAGTATTTGATAAAGACTATCCTATCCCAGTGAGAGTCCTAAAATCAGAACACTGTCGAAAGATTGAACCGATCATCGAGCCTGTTGTAATAGCAGAAGATGATATGGATGAAGTAATTGATGCTATGGATGAAGTGGAGTCAATGAAGTCAAAAGGTAGAATCAAGGGGTTATTCAAACGAATTTTAGCGAGAACTGTCTAAGCGATGAATGGAAAGAGCAAATATAACGCCAAGAAGTCCACCTGGAACGGCATCACCTTTGACTCAGAAGTTGAATGCGAATACTACCAGTTCTTACTTCAGCAGAAAGAGCAGCACAAGATCAGCATCATCAGATTACAGCCAAAATACAAAATCATAGACAAAGTAGCACATTTCAGAGCGACCTATTATGTGGCGGACTTTGAAGTCACACTGCCGGGCGGCCATGTCATTGTCATCGACATCAAAGGCATGGCGACAGCCGAGGCAAAGCTAAAACGAAAGCTGTTCATGTCTCTCTATCCGAACTTGGAGCTGCTTTGGATATGCAAGGCTCCGAAGTACTACTTAAAAGAGACAGGCGAACAATGGATAGATTACGACGAGTTACAACGAATTATTGCACAGCGTAGAAAACTAAAAAAACTGGAGGAACAGAAAAATGAATGAGAAGACAATCGACTTAAACTTAAACACAATCTTAGACGGTGCAGTGCAGGAGAAATTTGAGGAGGAAATGGAGGCAGTCCTCAAGAACATCCATGACCCAAACACTGATCCATCGAAAGCACGTAAAGTCGTCATTGAGTTTAAAATCTCGTCAGACAGCCGCAGAGAGACGCTAAAGACTGAAGTAACTGCCAAGCATTCAATCATCGGCAAAGAGCCTGTGACGGCCACTCTGCTTACTGGAGAGGACAGCAAGGGCGTACATGCTAAGGAACTTAAATCAGGTGCAAAGGACCAGACTTATTTTGATGAGTCAGGCGAGGTCCTGGACGATGCAGGGCAGCCAGTCGAGAAGAAAAGCAACGTGACATCAATCGAGAAGAAAGCATTATACAAATAGGGGGATATGAACATGTTAAAAGAAGCTATGCAATGGATTCAAGAACAGACAGGTACTGTTCAAATAGTGCAGGTGAATGATCAGGAGTATGCAAACAGAGAACTGTACAAGCTGGAACAGCCACGGAGAAAAGAACTCACGGTAACGACACTCACTGGTTTAGTTGATTACATCAAGTCAGAGTTTGATGGAAACGAGAAGTTTATCATCACAGTCCTTAATCATCACAAGGTCGTCGTTGAGTCACAGCTGAATGTAAACAAAAGACGTGAGTTTGCTATCGTCTCTAATGCACAGCTGCCGGAGGTAAGACTCAACATCTTCATGGATCTGGAGGAGTTCAATATTCAGATGCAGTCCGTATTCGTCAACACAGACGAACGCAAGCACGTACTCAGTATGATTGGTAACATCCGGACGGACAATATCCATCACACAGGCGACGATGGCATCAGCCAACAGGTCGAAGTGAAGCGAGGAATTACGTCAGTGAAGAAAGAGGACGTACCTAATCCGGTCTACCTGAAACCGTTCAGAACGTTTACAGAGATCAGTCAACCTGAATCGCCGTTTGTCCTTAGATTGCGTGAGGGGAACGCAGGACTACAAGCAGCACTCTTTGAAGCAGACGGCGGCGCATGGAAGAATGAAGCCATCCTGAACATCAAGGAATACCTGGAGAGAGAACTGGAAGCAGAGAAGGAAAGAATCACTATTCTGGCATAACAATAGGGCGGGATATCCGCCTCTTATTTTAAAGTGAGAGGGCTGGTGGAACAGATGAATCTTGAAAAAGAACTGTTAAGTTACTGGGATAAGCAAGGTGTAGATTTAATCTATAAGTATAAACATCAAATACATTGGTACAGAAGCCATAGAGAAGGTCGGGTGAACATTAAGTTATTTAATGATTTAACACAAACCATGTTTAAAGAGATTACTGATATTGCTAGTGTTGATGGCTATGTCGAAGATGGCTATGCAGTATCAGTGAAAGAATTATTAGAACGATTGGGACATCAGAGACAACGTGCTGACGAACTAGAAAAAGAAAATGACATTCTAAAGCATAATATCAGAGTTGAACTTGATTCGAGCAGAAACATGTTTAGCAGGATGTGTAAGGAAAAACAACGCGCTGATGAAGCTGAGAAACGTGCTGACGCTGCGGAGGGTAAGTGGGAAGAGTTGAAAGCCCTTCTGGATGAAGAAATATCTTACAATGCAACATCTCTTCGCGCATTATTCGCGCAGCAATGGTTAGTAGAAATGCAAAATCTCGAACGAGGTGAAGAGTGATGGTATTAGTGATTAATTCTGTTTATACAGGTACAGATGGCAATAATTATAAAGTTGGGGGATATGATTCTTATTTTGGCATTGTTGATATTGTTAGTGAGGCAACAGGCGAAGAAAGAATGATTCATGATGAAGTATTTATAAAGTATTATCAACCCGTTGAACGAGGTGAAGAGTGATGACTAAACACAGCGCCATCTATAAGAAGGAGAACATCAGGGTCTACGGTGAACTAGTCGAAACGAAGAAGAAAGTCTATATCAGAGTTCCTGCAGGTATTATGTATCCGGTTGATCCGCATAGTATCAGAAAAGAGGAGGAAACGGAATGTTAACTATACTTGCGTGGATAGTCGTTATCGTGTTCGTTCTATTCCTGGTCGGAGTATTAGGGGAAATCTTCTCATGCCTCATACAGCTGATTATATACGGAATATTATTCTACATTGTCTACTGGGCGATTAACTATCTGACGGACGACAGACTGCATCATGCAATATCAAATGTGTTCACATAAAAAAAGAGCCTTCAAAGGCTCATGCTGTAATTATCCACAAACTAATTATAACATGAGGAGGCTCTACATGAAGGATTTACTCATACAATATTTACAGTCGGCGGATGACATGAAGAAACGGATAGATGCTTTCGAGGCAGAGCATGCTGATGTGATTGAGGCGTATAAGGAACAGGGTAAGGGAAGCCTGGGCGATAGGCAGAAGGCAGCGTGTCCTGTCATGCAGGAACTTACGACGATGAATGGCATGTACAATGAACTGCTGTTTGTGATTGAGTGGTTACGCTCCGGACACAATCCGAATGTGACAAATGCGATTGAGAGACGACAGGTGTATCTGGTTGATCAGCAGGTGCTGGAAGTGGCGATAGAGGATAATCAATACGTCAAAGTATCTGATGATGAGTACACGGATTATATATCCAACGCAGACAGCCCTATCAGCCACGCACTGAGACGATTATCGCCAAGAGAACTGGAAGTATTCATAATGATGAAATGTGAGGGAATGAGCGCTGGAGACGTTTCACAGCTACTGAATGTGAGAGTGACATCTGTTGAGTCATACCTGGAACGAGCGAAGAAGAAAATTGATGATGAGTTATACAGCAATCTATTCCTGGCAGTTTAAATTTTGCGGTGGATAATACACATTAGTGTAAGGTATGTTACTAGTTAGTAATAATATTTTACGCCTCCTAAATTTATATGAACGTGAAACCACCTAGCGGAAACTAGGTGGTTTTCTGTATACTTGAAGTGTTCATACAAAATTTAATGGAGGAAATTATGGATAAGAATGAAATTAATCTAGCTTTGGAAGAAATTCAAAAAATCATTGATCAACCGATGAATATTCATGGATTTTTAGGATTTGTACAGCGATATGAGGATTTAGAGACTTTTGTGGATATATATGCGAATGAAGAATATTTTAAAAGTAAGTATAAACAATTATCTATGAAAAAGATAAGCTACTCAGGGGCAAAACTTGATTTGGAATCACAGCATCTTGCTAAAACATTTAAAAAGAGATTATTAAAACTCAGAGAAGTAGCGAAAGATTTGGATGCTGAGAGAGAAAGCGAAGTTAGTGTGATCGCAAGTCAAAATTGTAACGAGAAAGAGAATAAGATATTTATTGTTCATGGTCATGATGGTAGTTTTAAACATGAAGTAGCAAGAATAATAGAAAAACAAGGTATTAAAGTAAGTATTCTGGCTGAATTGTCTAATAGACATAAAACGATATTAGACAAATTTATAGATGAAATTGAATCCTGTCGAGTTGCAATTATATTATATACACCTGATGATTTATTAGATGATTCTTATCAGGCTAGACCTAATGTTATATTCGAGCATGGTTATGCAATAGCAAAGTTAGGTAGAGAAAACGTAATAATGATGAAAAAAGCTGATGATAAAAACTTAGAACTACATTCTGATATACACGGGGTTTTATATACAAATGCCAATGATGGCGGATGGAAGTTAGAATTATTAAAAGAGTTAAGAGATATTGGTTTTGAATTAAATATAGATAATATTTGATAACACCTTTCGAGGTGTTTTTTTTAATACAAAAATTTAAAGTGTGATTAACATAGAGGGCGTGATTGAATGAGAGAAAAATGAACTTAACGGATAAGCAGGAGAAGTTCGTTCTTGGTCTGATTGAGGGAAAGAGCCAACGTAAAGCCTATATAGATGCTGGGTATTCAACGAATGGAAAGAGTGAAAAATTCATTGATCAAGCTGCAAGCCGTTTATATAAGAATAGCAAGGTTTATACAAGGTACGAGCAACTCAAATCGGAAGTCGCAGAACAGTCGAAATGGACACGCCTTAAGGCTTTCGAGGAGTATGAATGGCTCAAAAACATCGCCAAGAACGAAATTGAGAAGCAAGGCATACGCAAGCCGACCGCTGACGCATTTATAAGCAGCTTGGAAGGCATGAACAAGATGGCATTCACGAACGATGAACTTGCTAACAAAAAGATTGAAAAAGAGATTGAACTGTTAAGTAAGAAGATTGATCAGATGAATAGTAATGGTGAATCATCAACTGAGAACGCACTCGCTGATGCACTGATTAAGATGGCAGGTGGCACGCATGACATTTAATAATATCCTCACACCTAAGCAGCAGGAAGTTTTCAATTGCTTCATCCATGAACAGCCTGTAATCACAGTGGCAAGTGGAGCGAAACGTGCTGGCAAGACTTATGTATTGATACTGACGTTCCTTACGCATATTGCACGTTACAAGGATAAGGGCCTGAACTTCATTATTGGCGGTGCCACGCAGGCAGCAATTAGGCGTAACGTTCTAGATGATATGGAACTGATACTCGGCAAAGAGTTGAAACTGGATAAGTCGAACGCCGTCCGGATATTCGGCAATAAGGTTTACGTGTTTGACGGTGCGAATGCAGATGCTTGGAAGAAAGTTCGGGGTTTTACTGCAGCTGGTGCATTTCTGAATGAGGCGACTGCACTTCATGATAAGTTCATCAAGGAAGTCATCTCACGCTGTAGTGTGTCACATGCCAAAGTCATTATGGACACGAATCCTGAGAATCCGATGCACACGGTTAAAGTGGACTATATTGATAAATCCGGGCAGCGATTAAGTAACGGCAAGCTGAATATTAAAGCATTTCAGTTTACGTTGTTTGATAACACTTTTCTCAATTCTGAATACGTTGAATCGATAGTGGCCAGTACACCGTCGGGCATGTTCACTGATCGTGATATTTACGGCAAGTGGGTAGCAGCTGAGGGTGTTGTCTATGAGGACTTTGATAAAGAGGTTCACATTATTTCCAAAGAGGAACTAGAAACCGTACGAGTAGTTGAATACTTTGCGGGCGTTGACTGGGGCTTTAAACATTATGGATCTATACCGGTCATCGCAAGAAGTGACGAGGATAAGTTCTACCTGATCGAAGAAAACGCACATCAAGGCAGATTTATCGAGGACTGGATAGAAACAGCTAAAGATATTATGAAGCGTTACGGTCGTATCAATTTTTATTGTGACACCGCACGTCCGGAATACATTGAGGACTTCAGACGTGCAGGCATCAGAGCCATAGAAGCTGACAAATCAATATTAAGTGGTGTTGAAGAAGTAGCCAAGCTGATAAAGCTGAGGCGCTTCTTTTTTGTCGAAGGCTGCATGCGGTTTGAAGAAGAAATTTATAACTATGTGTGGGACGGTACAACAGGTAAACCACTGAAAGTGTTTGATGATGTACTGGACGGCATCAGATATGCCATCTATACACATCTGCAAGGCAGCAGCATGGCAATATTAAAGTAAAGGAGGCTGACCATGAGCGACGTACGACTATATTATGAAGAAGTATTTGAAACAATGAAGCAGGAAGAAGAAACTATCAGCGATATGATTAAGCGACTGATTGCAGAGCATCAGCCGATTGTGACAGCGCAGATGATTGGCGAGAAGTATTATGATGATCAGCCGGATATTCTACTGCGCAAACCGCCGGAGGACGCAGAAGGTCGAACGGATGACAAGAAGCCACATAACTTACTGGTCGCTAACTTTCATCCAAACCAGGTAGACCAGAAAGTAGGTTACTTACTGGCCGAGCCGATTAACTTCAAAGCCGAGGATGCTATCCTGGATAAAATAGGCGAGCGATTCGATGACAGCTTTGATGACCTTATCATTGACGTACTCACTGCAGCATCTAATAAAGGCATTGAGTGGATGCACGTCTACTATGACGCAGACGGGAACTTAAAGTTTAAGCAGATTCCGGCGGAGCAAGTTGTGCCTGTCTATGACGAGTACGGACAGCTGACGATGTTGATTAGACATTATGTGCTTAACCAGGTGAGCAGAGCAGAGATATGGACTGCAGAGCATGTTTATTACTATATGTTAAGTGACGGCGAGTATGTAGCTGATTATTTTTGGGGCGAGGCAATCAAGACGCACTACAATGGCGACAGCTGGGGACGTATTCCGTTCGTACCGTTCCGCAATAACTCAAAGGAGAAAGGCGACCTATGGAAGTATAAGTCGCTGATCGATGCGTTTAACAATCGGTTGTCGGACATCCAGAACACTTTCGATGAATCAACAGATTTAATCTTTGCTTTAAAAGGTTATAACGGTCAAGATTTAGGCGAATTTGTTCGTAATCTGAGACACTACAAAGCAATCAACCTATATAAAGATGGAGAGATTGACACAATCACAGTCAAGATTCCGATTGAAGAGACAGAACGGTATCTAAAGATGCTGCGTGAAATGATTATCGACTTCGGCCGTGGCGTTGACTTCCAGTCTGATAAGTTTGGGAACAGTCCATCAGGCGTAGCGCTCAAGATACTTTACAGCGGCTTAGACATCAAAGCGAAACAGCTCGAGCGTAAGACACGCGTAGCGATTAAGGAGCTTCTATGGTTTGTATTTGACGATGCAGGTATTCAAGCAGACCCGAAAGACGTTGAGATGACGTTCCAATATAACCGACTTAAGAACGATATGGAGGATGCGCAGATTGTCGTAATGTCTAAAGGTATTATCAGTGATGATACTCTTATCGGGAATCATCCATTTGTTGATGATCCGCAGGGTGAACGTGAGCGCTTAGACGAGCAGGAGATTGCATTTAACAAGCAACTACCCGATATAACGATTGGTGGTGAAGAAGATGAAAAGTAATGTTGAAGTGACGCATGAAATGAAGATAAATATTCTTAAAAAAACAATCGAAGAATTTATGGAAGGCGGAAAACACTTTCATAAAGTAGAAGGTTCTGAAGGATACAAGCAAGGATGGAATGATGGTCTAGCAGCAATATTAGTGAGTTTAGAAAAACTCGATAAACTTAACTGTGAAATCAGTGTCACGCTAGGTGGTGCATCAGATGAACCAGGAACAGATTAGGCAGAACATCGAGAAACTTATCGCCGAAGCTGAATCAAATATCGAGAAAGTATGGTCAGAACGTCTCGAGCAAATCATCAGTGAGCTGTCTCAACTCTACGAGAAAGCGACAGATGATGAGGGACACGTCGGATGGACAGAGTTTAATAAGTATAACCGGCTGAATAAAGAACTCGATCTGATTGCTAAACAGATGACAGGTGATTACTCAACCATCGCTAGTATTATTCAAAAATTACAGCAAAATATCTACTTACAGTCATTTATGCAGCATATGTTTTTGTTTGAATATCAGGCACAGAAGATTATCTTGCAGACGTATCCTAATTTAGAACAGATACAAAAAGCACTAGAGCAGCCGATTGAGTTTATTAAGTTATTACCCACACTCGCTAAACAGCGTATGCAGGTGTTAAATCGTATCCGCGTGGACATCGCACAGTCAATCATGGCGGGCGAGGGCTTCGGCAAGATGGCCAAGCGATTACGTGACAACTTAGGCATGACCGCTAAACAGTCGAAGCGTGTCGCACGTACAGAGGGTGGCAGAGCGATGATGCAGGCCTCGCTGGACAGTGCAGCGCAAGTTAAGGCGAACGGTGTAGACATTGAGAAGATGTGGACCGCTACACTCGACAGCCGTACACGGTCATCACATCGCAAGTTAGATGGCAAGGCAGTGGACATTGACCACAACTTTAAGATTAACGGCTGCGTCGGTCCTGGACCTAAACTACTGGTCGGTGCGAATGCAGCTAAGGAAAACATCAACTGCAGATGTGTGCTGATGTATTTAGTAGATGGTCAAGTGCCGGAAGTGAGACGGGCGAAAGATGTAGACGGCAAGCCGATGGTTATACCGTTCATGTCATACAGCGAGTATGAGAAGTGGGTTAAAGGAGGACGAGTGGCTTAATGGCTAAGATAGTTAAATTCTTTTCAGATCAGGACAACACGAAACAGCAACTCATTGAACATATTGAGGACTTACTTGAATGGGCAAAGAACGACGAGTTTGACAATGTGATGATCGCCACTAAATTAAAATCCGGAGAAGTGATGACAGGCTACTGTAATCTTGATATGGGAGATAAACAATATCTTAACTCACACATCCAAGTGGATATTAACTTTGAAACAGTAAGAGCGAATGTAGATGAATTAATAGAATGGGTGGAGGGATAACAATGAAATTTAGTTATGACAGTGAACCTAATCCGTTAGAACGCTTATTGAATGCACAGATTGCCGAACTCAAAGAAGATGGAGCAATCGCAACTAAAAACTTGTCAGACGGCTATCACACTATCGGACAACTTTACCACGATAGAGCAATCCTGTTTGCAGTTATCTGTAATACTTATAAAGAAAATGCTTTCAAATCAAAGTTACATGACGATGGCACAATGTATGATGATATGTTTATCGTCGGACTTTACACACCTGAAGGCACTTACACATATCACTATCACATGGAATATTGGGATATGTATGATGTTGAAGAACTCAAGCATGCACCGGCTTATGATGGTCATACATTTAAAGACATTGGTCGCTTATTCGGCTTAGTAGGCAGTAAGTAATTAATTAGTCCTAGACACGACTTTAAACTGTCTTATTTTAGTGCAGTCTTTTAAGGAGATGATCTTTAGATTCACTGTATCTCGCCCTCAGCATGGCGTTAAAAGGCTTATTTGTTTTACAAAAAATCTTCGTGGCGTTGCACGTTAAACACGTAAAGAGGAGAGATATTCATGGATTTAAAGCAGTTACTCGATCAGTACAAAAATGGTGAAGTTGAGCAGAGCGCAGTGATTGACGCTGTTGATGCCTTGAAAGCTGATATGGTACCACGTTCACGTCTGAATGATAAGAACGTAGAGATTCAGGACCTTAACGCAGAAATCGCTAAACGTGACGAACAAATCACCGCACTCGAAGCAGCGAAAGGCGACGCACAGCAGACTGCTGACTTACTGGAGCAGTACAAACAACAGAACGAGAACCACGTTGCAGAGATGAACAAATTAAAACTGAATAACGCAATCAAGCTGGCAGTCGCTAAAGAAGCGAATGATCCAGACGACATCCTGGCGTTCCTAAAAACAGATGCGCTGGAAGTCACTGAGGATGGTACCGTCAAAGGTTTAGATGACGCCATTACCACACTCAAAGAATCTAAGCCGTATTTATTCCAGGGAGAACAACGACGCTCAGGCAATCCGCCGGTTAACGGTGCAGTTACTGGAGCGATGACGAAGCAACAGATTATGGAGATTAAAGACCCGGCACAACGACAAGAAGCAATCAGAAGCAACATGAATCTATTTAACTAAAAAAGGAGAATCATCTATGCAAAAATTAACAGAAAAACTTAAGTTGAACATCCAGTTTTTCGCTACACCATCTTATCCAGAAGCGAATCTACAAACGGTATCGACTCTGGATAACTACCCGGAAAAGTCAATCGACCATGTTTACCGATTCGAACAGTCTTTAAAAGACTTCCAGAACGCTTTAGGCATCTCACGTTTAATGCCAGTAGCGGAAGGTGTAACCATCAAGTTCTACGGTAAACCGACAGTAACACTTGCTGATGGCAACGTGCCAGAAGGCGACCTGATTCCACTGTCTTACGTCACACCAGCTGTTGAATCGACTAAAGAATTGACGCTTAAAAAATACCGTAAAGCAACTTCAGGCGAAGCAATCCAACGTTACGGTAAAGACAAAGCAGTTGAATTGACTGACGATGCGTTGCTGAAAGAAATCCAGAAAAATATCCGTAAAGACATGTTCACGCTTGTACAATCTGGCTCTGCTCAAACTAGCTTAAACGCTGCTAACGGCTTACAGGCTGCACTTGCAACTGTATGGGGATCACTACAGACTATCTTCGAAGACGACACTGTACGTCCTATCGTGTTCGTTCATCCAATGGATATTGCACAGGCGATTGCTGACAAACAGTTATCACTGGAAACAACTTTCGGTTTAAACTACTACACAGACGTAACTGGTACAGTTGTATTTTCATCTACACAAGTAACTAAAGGTTCAATCTACGCTACAGCTGCTGAAAACTTAGTTGTTGCTTATATCTCTGCTGATTCATCTGACTTAGCACAGACATTCGCATTAACATCTGATGACACTGGTTTCATCGGTATGACGCACTTTGTCAGCCACGAAACACTGACACAACAAACGTTGGCTGTATCTGGCGTGTTAATGTACCCAGAACGTCTTGACGGTATTGTTAAAGTGGCACTTTCAGCCGGCGCATAATACAAAAAAGGAGTGAACGAGCTTATGGCTAAGACAAAACTAACTGGAACGGTCCTCACTTACTGGGAGGACCTGCAAGACAATGACCGTGCTTATAATATGAGGGACACGTTCCCTCATGCTGAAGTCGGTTATGAAGTAACAGACGAACGTATGCATGAGTTGGCATCTAAACACAATAAGCGTGGACAAAAGTTGATTAATATCAATGAATCTGCGGAAGAGACAGAAGAAGTAACTGATCCATACGCGGATTTAACTGTCACTGAACTCAAAGAGCTGGCTAAAGAGCGTGAGCTTGAAGGCTACTCTAAACTTAATCGTGAGGACTTAATCGCCCTCTTAGAAAAGTAGGTGGTTAAATGAACGCACTTGAAGTGAGAACCATCAATCAGTGGCCAGCTGATAAGTATGATGATACTGAACTGGCTATCTTGATTGAGTTGTACAAGGGTATCGCTCAGGAACACTGCAACAATACTTTTCTTGATGGTAGCGAGCCGATGGGCGTGAAGAAATTCATCGCTGATTCTATCAAGCACTGCGAGACAACGGGTGTGACGAGCAAGAGCATGGGCAGCGTAAGTATCTCATTTGATACTAACTTACCTGCTGCGCTTTATAACCATCTCGCGCCGTTCAGAAAGTTGAGGTGGCGCTGATGTTTGAGAGCTTTTATGTCCACAATGTACAGATTGAGCGTACCACGAAGACAACGGACACAACGAAGTATCCGCCCGTTACAACGACAAACGTCTCTCTGACGTCTCTTCAAGCGTTTATGGACACGCCGGCAACATCTGAGGCTGTACAGTACCATCAGCGTAACATCAAGCTGACACGCTTTCTATACTATCCATACGGAGCAGCAGACATACGCAAGACAGACATCATCTTATTTGAGGGTGAGCGTTACGAAGTAACAGGCAAGCCTGAGAATCAAGGTGGTCAGAATCAAGTCATGCGTCTGCCGCTGAATCAGCTATGAAGAAGTTGGTTGTAGCACTTGATGATTATGCTGATGAAATGGAGCAATGGGCAAAGAAAGGCATAGCAGGCACGACAATGGCTATCTACAATACAGCTGTCTCACTTGCGCCAGTTGATATGGGGTTCCTGCGTGAATCCATAGACTTTAAGTTTGAGAATGGCGGAATGACCGGCATTATATCGGTCGGTGCAGAGTATGCGATCTATGTTGAGTTTGGGACTGGCATATTTGCCACACAAGGCTCAAAAGCTAAAAAGATACCGTGGACTTACAAAAACGCTGACGGCGAATGGGTCACTACTTACGGTAGCCCTGCACAGCCTTTCTGGTTCCCTGCACTTGACGCAGGCGAGCGATACTTCAACAAATACTTTAGTTAGGAAGTGATGACATGGCGGACTGGCTAAGTGCTGAGCAGCCGTTAATCAGAGCCATCATGGAGCATTTATATGCAAGTCCGCTGATGTCTTTGGTTGACGGCAATATTTTTGACAAAGCGCAAGTGGATATTACAGGTAACACGTATATCGTCATCGATAATACAAACGTACTAGAATACCCCACAAGCACGACGAATAAAGAAGTGATTGCAGTCACAGCACATATTTACCACAAGGACGAAGCACATCCTGAACAGGTAGTCGACCAGACACGCCAGTTCATGCGGTGGCTTCGTTTTTATATGCAACAGATCGAACAACTGCCGATGGAGCATTACGAGGTCAAGCGTGCCAGTCTCGATTTACAGGAGACCATCACAGACGTTGACTTGGTAACGCAACACGGCATCTTACGAATAAAATACGAAGTCTGGCATAACGTCAGATATTAAAAAGGAGAGAAATAGATGAACGCAAGTGATTTAGTAGTAATGGTGCTGCCGGTCAGCCAACCTTTAGCATCCGCAGCGTGGGCAGTCGGCGACTTTACCGAAGGTTCACATAAAATTTCAAACGAAGTACGTGAATCAGTCCGATCTGGTCTGAAAGACTTTGATTACGGCGTAACAGAAGAAGAAGTAGGGTTTACGATGAACCAGGTTACTTCTGACAAAGGGCAAAAAGCCTTTAAAGATGCAATTCAGAAGAAAGAACAATTACGTGTGTGGATTGTTGAGAAGGCATTGATGGACGATGGTAAACACCACAAATCTACTTTCTTCTACGCTGTTGCAGAAGAATTAGAAGACGGCTGGGACGACGAAGAAGGCACGCGTGAAGTATCACTTAAAGTGAAGCTGAACTCTGCTGAAGGTCCGTTCGATAAGTTACCACCAGAAATCCTTAATCCATCTGAAGCAGTACGTGTAGCATTCGAGAAGCCTGGTGAGTACACAGGTTCTCTTGAAAATCGTACTAACGCTGGAGCATAACTTAATCGAGGAGCGTAATGCTCCTCTTTTTTATTTGGCCAAATAAAAAAACTAACTGAAAAGAGGAAAAATAAATGACTAAAATCACAGAATTAACGATTGGTAAAGTAGTGGAAATGAACGAAGCAGGCGAAAAAGTAGTAGTCAATCCCGGTAAGGTCATCAAAGGGAAAGGCTCATTCTTTTTCACGCGTAAAGCAGACAAGAAATATGCGACAACTGACAAAGAGGGCAATGAAATTGACGGCGTATCAGCTATCTTTAACGACTTGACAATGTACAACGACTTAGGGCTTATCAAGTTCTGGGACTGTGCAGCAGCTAATCATCCATCGATTGACGTATCGGAAGATGAAATCACTGCGGAAATCCAACGTATTGCTGACGAAGTAGGAACAGCACCATTGTTTGCAGGTGCGCTCGAAGTTTTTACTCAGGGATTCTACAAAGACAAGGTGGAGAATCAGGACTACATGATGCAGCTAGGAGTCAACAAGGAGAAAGATCCAGTGAAGAAAGAGGAATTGGAAGGGCATCTTCAAATGGTCAAAGAGTTACGCAATCGCGTAGCGAGTTTATAGATTATAACGAACTCGAACAACATGCGGTCAGATATTTTAACATCATCGATTTACACTATCTCTACACATTAACCCCTAACGAGTGGGCGAACATGGTCAAAGGCTATCTACATCGCTCACTCGATAAAAGGGAGGAGAATCTGCACCTTGCTGTGATGATTGGTCAGTACAACAACGGTAAATCACTTCGTCCGTTTGCGCGTGATATTGAGAAGAAACGTCATGACATCGACACGACGGAAGAGCAGAAAGAGATGCAGAAGCTCGAAAAGAAAGTGCTTAAACAAATCACTGAAAGTGCGCTCGATAGATGGACGCACGACACATTTATTAAAAAGGAGGGACAGGGTGAATAAGAACTTTGCAGCTGAAATCACAGCGAACATCAACAAGTTTATGGCAAACATCAGACGCGCTCAATCCGCAGCGAACAGTCTGAAAGACGAAGTAACCGTCAACGTCAATGCAGACACTGCAGCAGCCACGGCACAGATCAGTCGATTCCGCGCGATGCTGAAATCTATTCCTAACAAGTTCCGCGTCCGAATTGATGCTGATATGAGTGGGATAGACCGTGCAAGAACAGCATTTGGTGCTTTCCAAGAGGCCAATGATCGTTTTGATAATCAAATGAGCAGTATCGCATCTAGTATTAGAGCATTTGGTACTGTTGTACAGAATCAAATACAAGGTGCGCTTGTAGCATCTTTTAGTGCAGCCATCCCAGTTATTGCATCGTTAGTTCCTGCAGTGATGGCAGTAGGTAATGCTTTAGCTGTGGTCGGTGGCGGTGCGATTGGTTTAGCGGGTGCATTTGGTATTGCGGGCGCAGGCGCATTAGGTTTTGGCTTCATGGCAAAAACGGCTCTCACTCTAGTTAAAGATGGCTTTGTAAATGCTACAAAAGAATCATTAGCTTATAATGCGGCCTTTACCAAGTATATGAATACTTGGGACGGTACAGTTATGAGCAACCAAGCAAGTATCTTCAATACACTGGCGAATGGCCTCAAGACATTTACAAGTGTATTACAACAAGCGGCCCCTTTTCTCTCAGGCATATCTGATAAAACAGCAGCAGCATCAGCACAAATGCTGAAATGGACTGAATCATCCAAAGTTGCATCGAACTTATTTAAAATGTTAGAAACAACAGGTGTATCTGTATTTGGTAACATTCTGAATGCAACCGGACGATTCGGAGCAGGATTCATTAGCTTGTTCGCTCAGTTCGGTCCTCTATTTAGCTTTGTGTCTCAAGGATTACAGAGTATGTCCGTACAATTTAACAAGTGGGCTAATAGTATTAGTACAGCTCAAGGAATACAGAGCTTTATAAACTATACTAAGACTAATCTTCCAGTAATAGGTCAAATCTTCGGTAATACATTCAACGGTATTTTTAATTTATTCAAAGCATTTGGATCTAACTCACAGTCTATTTTTAGTGCGCTTGCTGATATGTCTGCACGCTTTGAACAATGGTCAGCAACCATTGGACAGTCTCAAGGGTTCCGTCAATTTATTGAATATGTTCAAGCTCAAGGACCTATTGTGATGTCTACGATCGGTAGCATTGTTACTGCAGTGATGAACTTTGCGACAGCAATGGCGCCTATAGGTGCAGCAGTCCTAGGTGTAATCTCTGCAGTTGCACAATGGGTATCGGCGTTTACACAGGCCCATCCAGTCGTTTCTCAAATTGTTGGGGTCGTCATCAGTTTAATTGGTGTTATGATGTCTCTGTTGCCGACAATTCTACTGATTGTAGACGCAGTGGCCGTACTTGGTCCTATCTTTTTAACAGTTTTAGCGCCCATTGCATTATGGATTGCAGCCCTTGTTGCAGTTGGTGCAGCATTAGTTATGGCATATCAAAAAGTAGAGTGGTTCCGTAATGCAGTTAATACATTCGTGCAAGGTTGGCTTTCAGGCGTACAGATGATTATCGCAGGCGTTCAGCAGTTTGCTGCTGGTTGGATGGCGGGCTTTCAAATGATTATAGCAGGTATTCAATCGTTTATTGCAGGATGGACAGCAGGCGTACAGATGATTATTAACGGGGTTACTACTTTTGTTACTGGTTGGATGACAGGCATGGCTATGATTGGTCAAGGGATTACGATGGCTATTGCTTTACTAACGGCATTCGGCTCGACGGTCCTTACTGTCATGACTGCAGCATGGTCCGGAGCAGTTTCTGCAGTTACTGCTGGGTGGTCGATGATTACTTCGGCTATCAGTTTCGGAGTAGCTTCGGCGATTTCGTTTGTATCTTCTGGATTTCAGTCGATGCTCTCAACAGCCTCGTCGATTATGAGTTCGATCGTGAGCGCCTGCTCTTCAGCTTTCTCGTCTGTCGTATCGGCGATAAGTTCAGGAATCAGCTCAGCTGTCTCGATTGTCTCTAGTGGATTCTCGAGTATGCTGTCGACAGCTTCATCTATCCTAAGCTCGATTGTTTCAGCTGTTTCGAGCGCTTTTTCGGCGGTCACTTCAGCGATTTCTAGCGGTATAAGTGCTGCACTATCAGCGGTGTCTAGTGGTTTCTCTGCGATGGTTTCAGCGGCCTCTAGCTTCGCTTCGAGTTTAGTTTCGACGATTACATCTGCCATGAGTTCTTTTGTTTCTGCGATTACTTCTGGTGCTTCAGCGGCTTTATCTGCCATTACGAGTATGGTTTCTGGTATATTAAGCGCTGTTAGAGGTGCAGCAGGGCAGATGGTAGCAGCTGGTGCTGACTTGGTACGAGGCTTCATCAACGGTATTCAATCCATGGCAGGTGCAGCACTTGCAGCAGCACGTAATATGGCACAAAATGCAGTCAATGCGGTAAGGTCTGCACTTAAAATCGGCTCCCCCTCTAAGGTCTTGAAACAAATCGGTCAATGGCTGACTCAAGGTTTTGCAATCGGTATCCGTAAGGACATCCCGAAAGTAGATACTGCGGTACAGCGTATGCTTAGGCCAGTCACTAAAGGTCTTGCTAAACTCAAGTCAAATAATTACGGTACTGCTAAAGAGGGCGCGTCGTCCATCTACGGCTTTTTAACAGACAACATGAAAGCAGCTACTGCAGAAATCGAAAAAATTATTGATAAACGTAAAGGTATATCCCAAAAAATTGCTAAACTTAATCAAGATTTGCGCAAAAAGATGAGTTTAAAAGCAAGAGTGGCCAAAACGTCTCAAATCAATAAACTTAAAAAGCAGTACGCAACACTGCATAACATAGCGTCAGGGCAGTATCAAAAGCGCGCAAAAAACCGTAAAGCATATTACGAAATCAGACCGATGCAGATTTACATGACACGAATTGCGAAGAAACGTGAAGAGATTGCAGCACGTCTTGACAAAGCGCAGGATAAGCTACAGGCTGCGATTGACCGCAAGACAGACTTTAGCAACAAGATACGTGATGACCTGCGAGGGTTCGCGTCCATCACATCCACGGAACGCAAGACAGCGAACGGTATGCGTAAAGTTATGGCTAATCGACTGCAAAGTATGAAGTCCTACTACGCGAATATCGAGCGCCTTAAGAAGATGGGTATTAACAAGTCCACGCTGAAAGACATCCTAGACGCTGGGATTGAGACAGGCGGCTTACTGGCTAAAGGTTTAGTGAAAGGCGGCAAGTCAGCAGTCAATCAAATCAACAGCTTACAGGCACAGATCAATAGTGTCAGCAGTAAGATGGGCAGTAAGAATGCCACTCACTTTTATCAGGCTGGTGTGGATGCGGCTCGAGGTGTGGTCAACGGTCTGAAATCGCAGGATAAGCAACTTAAAGTAGTAGCCACTAAGATTGCGGACGTTATCAGCAGCACCATTAAAAAGCGTCTAGGCATCCACTCGCCATCAAGAGTGATGATGGACTTAATGGGCTATGTGGGAAGTGGCTTAGTTAACGGACTCAACACTGCACAGCGTAAAGTTGCAACGGCATCAAGTCAGATTGCAAGTGCCATTGAGCGTAATGTTAAGCCTGATTTGAGCCTCACACCGTTCGATGTTTCAGGCGGTACACAGGATATGAAACGATCAGTAGCATCTACTTTTGACGCAAACTTACAAGATGGTATCGAAATGCCACAGCAAAACATCACAATCGTGATTAAGTCTGAACACGATTTAGATATGCTTAAACACACGCTCGACACGATGGATGCTGTCGGCGCGAATGTAAACATATTGGGGGCGAGTTAATGTACAGTCTCGAACTAGTGCAAGGCACTAAAAGTATCAGGTTACATGAGGCGGGTTTTTGGCTCGCCTCTCCTTTAAAAGTAAGCAGTCCCGAAATCATCAATGAGTTCAGCCGGATAGACGGCAGACCAGGGCGGATTTTAGGAAACAGTTCGCACGAAAAAATCGTGCTAGAAGCAGAAATTGAATTTGACTTTAACTTAGATGCTCAATATCCGATGTTGCGTGACCAGATTATGGCCGTCTTATCGGGTAGTGAGCCTTTTTATATCAGAGAAATGGTGCCTGAGCATGTGAGAGTGAGCTTTGAAAAGCCGGGCGAACGAACAGGTGCGATGGGCTTACCTAACATGCGATACGCGAACGGCAAGCAATATCTAGTAATTGGTACAGGCAGTCAGGTATTTGAGCAGATAGCTCTCACAGGTAAAGGTACAGCGACCTTTGAGACAGCCATGCTGCCATACGCTGAAAGTATCGGCACGAGCAAGTTGATTAATGACAATGGTGTGGATGCAAGCAGTGGCATCTGGTCCTTTGGTATGGGTTTGCAGATGAAGGAGATTAATCGGGACACATGGGTGTACAAATACAGCAACGTGCCTAAATTCAACATCTATAATCCCGGCCATGTCGACATCAACGACTGGAAACAGTATTGCCAAATTACAATTACAGCTAAACAGTCAGCGTCAAGCATCAGATTGGTTGACGCAACAGGCGGTGTGTTCATTCTGACCAGAGATATTAAGGCAGGCGATGTCATCAAGATTAGTCAGCCTTATGTCAAGGTCAACGATGCGACAGCCCTGCATCAGAGTAACTACTATTTTCCTGTAATTAGATCAGGACAGAATGTAATGCGTGTTGAGGGGATAACTCAATACGACATCGAGTTTGATTTTAGATTTTATTACGGCGCCCAAAAAATAAGAGATGTGGAGGTTAATAGATGGAATTAGAGAGAATATATCCGATGATGGACGAAAAGACGGCGGTTGATATTGATGGGAATTTTCAAAAGATTGAGGGCGTTACAGGACAGCTGACGAACGAAGTGAAGAATCATCAAATTAGCCTGAACACGCTTAGTAGTAACGTATCAGATGTCAAAAAAACAATTGCAAACAGAGGTAAAGAAATCATTGCGAGCGAAGTCGTGCAGAGCTGGCTTGCTAAGAATGAGTTTAAGCCTAAAGAAGCAGTGGCAACATACGCTGATTTACCGGCCGTCGCCGAGCAAAAGGAAATCCGCGGCGTTCTCGATACAAATCAGATCTATTGGTACGACAACGGCAAATGGACGCTGCAATCAAGAGTAGATTTAAACGGGCTTAGTAACCGCAGTTTAGTGCAAACAAGCAATATCACCTTCAACATACCGTCGCAATATCCTACGTTGCAGGCGGCTATTGACGATTTAAGCACTCGCGCATTTAAGCAGGGGACAACAATCACATTGATGATTGATGCGGGGCATATCGTTACAACGCCACTTAGACTTGTTAATGGTGATTACAGTCACTTTAGGATTGCCTCAAAAGATGCTGTTGTCTTTGTCAATTTGCCATCTGGTGTCAATTTTATCTTTGGTAACAACGCAAAAATGCCGGTACTAAGCACTGTATTTGATATGCAAAACACGGGTGCAAATGGCTATAACATTGAGGACTCTTGCGTGGCCAAAGTAGACAGTCGATGCGGTGTTATTAATGCGGGCGTCACATGTCTGTATGTCCGCTCAAGTATGCTTCGCGCTGCATACTCCGTTTGGAGTGGTGGTAACGACAGAACAGCGTGGGTAACACGAGGCAGTATTGTATCTATTCCCGAAGCTAACTTTAACGATTGTAAAGGTGGCCTATATGCGGTTTATGTCAGTCGTTCATCCAATGCTGATTTAAGTAACAGTACGATTGACAATTCAAAAGCGACAGCATGTGCGCTGCGTGTATTACGCTCACGCTGTACGTTTATCTCTGGTTCGACGCAGAACTCTATATCTGACGGCATTGTGGCGACGCAGGCATCATCAATCGGCTGCGACAATGCGAATGTGAGTGGGTGTGCAAATAACGGTGTGTCATCAATGTCAGGTTCATCAGTGGACTTTGGCAGTGGCACAGCTAATAATTGCGGCGGTAATGGTATTTATGCTTCAGGGGTTTCGTCAATCCATGCTGACAGTGCCACAGCAACAGGTTGTAACCGCAACGTAGCGGCAATCTATGGCGCAGTCATCAACTTTGCCGGTGGTAAAGTTGCAGACGCAAAAGATAAAAATTTAGCAGTTTACAGCGGCGGTACGATTTACGCTACAAATGTTACCAATAAAGGCGCAACGGTTAAAACAACTGATATTAATGTTACCAGCTTTAATAGATTATCGACTTACGGTTTAATACACAATGCAAATGGTGGCTATAAGACGGCAACAGGTGTTGCGACAGACACAACAGCGACGAGTGGCGATCGTAATGTTTCACACACTTTGGGTGTAGTACCAACTTACGTTTCTGCGCAACTTTATGGAGCTAATAATACAGGTACTAGCGTACAGATTACAGGCGTTACAAGTACATCGTTTACAGTGCGTCTGCTTGACGGTGCGGGCAAGCCTATGCCAAATACTCCATTTACAGTGATGTATAAGGTCGAGACTAATTAAAGAGGTGATTAAATGGCTCTACACGCAATAGACCATAACAATATTCCTTACATGGTCGAGGGTATAACCACAGTGGAAGAACAGCTTAATGGCGATGACTCGCTCACGATCGAGCTGACGGATTCGCCGATTAACAAAGATGTTATCAAAAACATCACAGAGTCATGGAAGTTCTCAGGCGTTGAGGGTAACAATGATCGCACCGTCTACGTGGTTAAGCGTAAGGCGGTCTCAACGATAGGCAAGTTTAAAAAGCTGGTCATCAATGCAATACCACTCTTTAACGAAGTATTTAACACCACAAGGTTATATAACTACTACGAGGGCGAGTTTACAGCTGATGCTGTACTCAGCTCTCTTTTTAATGGTTCGGGGTTTACCTATCAGCTGCCGCCAACGTTTACATCTAGCAAGTACATTGAGTCGTACGGCGATGGACAGACTAAACTCGAGATATTTAACAATGTACTCGAGACGTTTGAGTTAGAGTTTAAAGTCAATGGCAACACCGTTGAGTTATCTAAGTATCTAGTCAATCGACCGGATTATATTATTTCAGACACTATCAACGCCGCTAACGTGCAGCAGGAGATTGACGGCTTTAACTTTTACACGTATGCCAAAGGCTATGCAGATGTAACGGACGGCGACCCTAACAGCCTTGCAGGCATATCGAGAGAGTACACCCACCCACTGGCAAGTGTGCCAGGCGTCGGCAAGAAACATGCGCCACCTTTACGATTGAGCGAGGAGACAGACCCTGCAAAGTTAGAGGCGGCGCTTAAAACTTATGTTGACAACTCGCTCAAAGTGAGTATCACGTCAGATTTTATCAGCTTGCGAAAACAGTATCCCGAAGCCGTGCCGAAAAAGGCGGATGAGGTCATGTTTGTCGCGAACAACATCAGCTACAAGCAGATGGTGCGAATAGTCGGTATCACGACCAAGCGTAATCATATGGGGGATATCATCACGCAGTCTGTCACTTATGGCGATCAGCCACTTGCTAAACGCCACAAGGCTAACGTCAACTTTGCCACGCAGTTTATCAATGAGTTAGTAAAAGGTAGACGAACTATCAGCAGTACGATGTTAGACAGTGCAATTTCCACGGCGACTAGTTTAATTCTCAACGCCAAGACGCAACTGGACTTTACCTCTAGTCTAGGCATCGTGGCTAAAAATCCGGACAATCCACAGGAGATGGTCGTTTTTAACAGTGCCGGTCTCGGCATCAGTAAGAATGGCGGCAAGACGTTCAGAAATGCCATCACAGGCGCTGGAATGGTTGCTGATGTCATTACTTCAGGCACACTCAATACGCAGCTTGTGAAAATTGAGGGGACGACAGGCGCGTTTGTGATTACAGGGGACACGCTGACATCTGTAGACGTTAAAAATCCTGATAAAAAGACTGTTATCTCAGCCGGCAATGTTTCAGTGTGGGGAGGCGGTTTTTCAGCATATAGACCATCAGGCGTGCCTTGGACAGTGAATGGGGTGCCTAAAAATGAGCTGGTTGTACAGCGTATCTGGTTTACATCCCCCGGCGTTTCACACACTGGGCAGATGTTTCAGTCGGCTAATACAACACCCTCATCATTTGAGGCTGCTTACTTTAACCATAACGGCAGTAAGCTAACATTTACGATGGCTTATACACTTGCGCCTAACTCAGCATCATCTAGCGTCTACGGATTTATTAGAGTACGTGAGTTTGGTGCAACAGGCACACCTAAAGAATGGATGGCTCAAGTATTGGTAAAGCGTGGCTCAATTGACTATATCAGTGAGAGCGTGGATATAGGAGAGCCAGGATACGAAGAACGATCGTTTTATTTAGAGTTCTGGATTGACCCTGCCAGTGCGCCTAGCAACACGATGGCAGTGCGCTGCAACAAGATTGCACAGAGAGGATGATTAGATGAATTGGATTATCTGTTACAAATTAATTGATGGCAAATATGTATTGTCGCGCAGTGGCTCTGATTTAGTTGTAAGCGATATTTTTGATAAAACCCTGCCAGTCAGAGAAGAAGTGGCAAGACAAGCATATAAACTGGAATATGATGGCGAGAATTTAAGACTCAAAGACGGCGAGAAGCTGCTGTCGCTCGAGGAGTTAAACGCAGAACAACAGCAACTCGACACGGAAAAAGGACTAGTAGTTGAAGAAGTGTCTGTGCCACAACTGGTGGAAGTCGTACTTTAACCTCTCTACATTAGTAGAGGGGTTTTTATTATAAATAAAATTAAAGGAGAGTGGAGAATGGATAAGACAGTAATCATTACAGAGCTTAACGTATGGAGAGAACTATTATTTAACGGGGATATGCTGCTACTGCGTATCCTTTTTTTGATGACATTATTTGATGTCATCAGTGGTATCAGTAAAGGGTTTGCGAAGAATGAATTAAGGTCACGCAGAGCATCGGAGGGACTAGCACGAAAGGCGCATATGTACTTCATCGTGATTATGGCCAACGTGATTGACCAGGTATTTAATGGCAATGGTATGGGGGTCAATGCAGTTGTCATCTTTTATATTGTTGTAGAGTCGCTAAGTCTAATCGAAAATGCTAAACAGCTTGGTCTGCCTATTCCTGACGTCATTACAGATAAGTTGGCCATGTTTGAAAATGGTGAAGCAGTCAAGGAGATTGTGCCTGGCGACGCAACAACAACAATTGTTAAAGATAAGAATGGCGACATTAAAGACGTAGAAGTAAAAGTAGAGAATAAATAACGGGCGGCTCATTGAGTCGTCTTTTTAATTTAAGGAGGAAATGGAATGACTAAAACTCGAGCCGAACTCAACCAGCGTTTAGATTGGTATATCGGTAAGTTTATTAATCCAGATGGTCTATACGGTTATCAGTGTGCCGACTTACCAACCGATTTAGTCAAGTGGGCTACTGGAATCACGATGACTGGTAATGCGAATCAACTCATTGATAATCACTTCAATGGTGCTGCTGAAGTCTTGATAAATACCCCCGACTTATTGCCTAAACCGGGCGATATTCTGATTTATACACTTGGTCGTTTTGATAATCAGTATGGCCACGTAGCAGTGGTGCATAGCGATATCACATTAGAATCATGTGTTGTTATTGAACAGAACTGGAACGGTAAGGCGGACACACCAGTCAAGAAACGCCGTGATAATTATGAAGGTTTAAGTCATATCATCAGAATCAAATATAAGGAGGAAGAAGCAATGAGTAAAAGAATTCTATTAACTGCAGGGCATGGTGGAAACGATCCAGGAGCAGTAGGAAACGGTACAAATGAACGTGATTTTATCAGAGAGAACATCGTTGATAATATCGCGAAGTATCTAAGAAAAGCTGGAAACGACGTGACCGTATTTGATAAAAAATATGATATGCTGACATGGACATTCGATCCATCTAAGCAGTACGGCCTTTACTGGGCAAAGAAACAGAAGTTTGATGAAGTCATCGAGTTCCATCTTGACGCAGCAAGTCCTTCAGCAAGTGGTGGCCATACTATCATTTGGGGTGGGTTTAATCCAGATAAAATGGATACACGTATTCAGAAAGCATTATCGGATACAGTGGGTGTCATTCGACCTATCTCAAAACGTACAGACTTAGGTAATGCGCGTATCGCTGCAGAGTTAGGCGTGTCCTATCGACTAGTGGAATTAGGATTCATCACAAGTAAAAAAGACATGAATTACATCAAGGGAAATCTACAATCATTTACTAAAGAGATTGCTGAAGCTATCCACGGTGGGGGCATTGATGATCCTAAGCGAGCTGAAAAGAAAAAACCTGCGTCATTGTCCAATGCGACTACTCATAAGGTCGTAAAAGGTGATACATTGTACAGTATCTCTAAAAAGTACGGTGTAACTATCAAGGATCTAATCGACCTTAACAACAAGATTAAGTCCAAGAACTATAAAGACAATACTCAAATTGCAGTGGGAACTGTATTAAAAGTTAAATAAAAAGTTAAAGCCGTCTATCTCCTCGGAGGTAGGCGGCTTTTTTATTTGCTCTAAAGTGCGTGGTTATGGGGTTTGTAGCTTATACATAAAAAATTATGACAAATGTCATTATTATTGTTGACTTATGACTTATGTCATAGTAATATATAGACATAAGGAACAGCACACCACATTCAAACAAAGGAGATTGATTAAGATGAACAAAAAGCACATGATGGTATCAGCTCACAGAATCGCTCAAAGAATCGTTAAGGAAGTTGGCAACTACTCAATCGCTTTATCGCTTGCTTTAAAAGAAGTGTGGAGACAAGTCAAAACTTACAACAAAAAACGTTTCGGCTGGGAAGCTATCTACAGTGCAGAACGTCGTCTTTGCACACCTAAGCAACAATCTTCTAATAAAAATGTTGGTGGCGTTCCTGAATGGATCATCCGCAAGAATTTAACAACAGAAGAAGCATTCGCAGTAATCAACAGCTATTCACAAGTTACAATCCGAAAAGAAACTGAAAAAGCTGTACTGGTTGATTTCCACACTGACTGGGGTCACGTGAGCATGTGGTGTCCTAAATCAGTAATGGCAGCATAATCAAGGAGGCACATATGGAGAAACTACTGAAAGAAATATTTGAAAGTGATTTATCTACCAACAAGATTGCAACATTATCTGGTGTAGACCAATCAGCATTACACAAGTTCAGAAAGGGACAACGCGACACTGACAATATGACACTTGGCACATATAAAAAACTATTAAAATTTTGGGAGGAAATGAACATGATCACTTTAACAGCAATCGAAGAAGGTACAGTACAATCACAAGAGACGTTTAAGGACTTCGCAGCACTCAAACAGCACTTACTTACTACTGATTACTTTAGCTGGATTAAGGACGACGAGCCGGACCGAGAGCTTCCAGACTTTAAGGATGTCGAGACGCTTGAAGAAGTGCAGGCTATACTTGATGAGTACGATTACAGTTGGTGGACGCTTACGACTGATAAAGTTGATGTATGGATAAAGTGGACAGGCAAAACAACTGACGGTCGTAAAGTCTATACTGCAGAGGCGCAGACGTACAAGGATCTGTATGCAGAGATTAATGACAAGTATGGGTCCGGCAATATTATTGATGAAGAGTATGAGGACGCAGATCGTAGTAAGTGGACTGAAGAAGATTACAAAGAAGCAATTGAAGAAAGCAGAAGCGAAGCATACTATCACGATTTTGAAATTACAGTAGATTAAAAGATAGCCACCTTAACAGGTGGCTTTTTACATAAACTTATAACAATCAACAGTTATTTACATATATAATTAATGAGTACCTACTACATATAAGGGGATAACTCATGACATTCAGATATGATGATAAGTACACCAGGTTAAATGAAGAAATTGAGGCAGCAGTAGAAGCAGGAAAGATGGCATACTCAGATGGAGTAAAAGTGGAAAGAGGAAGCTTCGTTATACTACCTGATGGCGTACCCTATGCACCAGTGGTTGGTTACTATCCCGAAAACTTTGACTTGCGAAGTGATCCAGGTATAAACCTTAGAAAAATAGAAATATTACCTATTGGTATTTTGTCTTTGGAATTAGATTATATGAAAGAGTTGTTCTAGTTAGTCCGACTAAAAGGAGAATCAACATGAACATTAGCTATGATTACAACAATCTGATCCACGAGCTTCATGCAGATGTTAAAGAAGGACTGATTGATGGTAATGGCACTATCCGCGTTGAACGAGGTGAGACCATTATAATCGGTCATAAATCTTATGCACCCGTGGTAAATTACTTTTACGACACTGATGATGTCGAGCAGCTAGAGGAAGTGAATCAGGAACGCATACAGACTGTTAAGGTTAACGAGCTGATGATTGAGATGTTGACGATGAATGAAATCGTCTGATTAGACGAATTGTCATATATTCGTTTATTTAAACTAATGTGTCCTTTTTATTAAAATATTTAATAAGGACACTAAAAAGGACACACTCATTTATATTCATATAAACTCTAATACATTAAAATCTAGTATTTATAAGGTTTTAAACTTTAATACACAATAATATATTGATATTTTATCCATCGTATGCAAGTAAGTGAATGGGAGAAAGAGCAGTACCTGAAACAATATTAAGAGCTGAAAACCCCGAAACGACAAGGTTTCGGGGTTTCTTTTATTTCATACTTTGGTGACAATGTGATTTTAATGATAAACCAATCAAACTTGAAAAGAGGGTTGTATATACTTTGAAAGATTCTATATCGGCAGCAGCATATATAGGGATTGCAGCTGCAAGAATAAGTGAGGCCATCTTCATGTATTTATATCGTGACTGGTGCCTTTGACTTTTAGAAGATAACAATTTATTTGATTCATCAATCATTCGTTGATGTAGGCCTCGATTTTCACGCTGCACCACAATTCTGAAATAGCTGAACTGTGAATCTAGTGATCATCTAGAGTGGTTATTTATTACCTTGATTTTGAATGACAGCATCTGATTCTTGTGCTCATTGATCGTGTAACTCTTGAGAAATCTCTCCATTGCATATATAGAGCATGTGAATCATTTATTTTAATAATTTTTCCCTCACGATTTTCATAAACGAATGTTAAAATAAGAACTAATAGATAAAGTTGATTGAATTAAGGGAAGTGATGTTTTGAATAAGTTTAAGATTAACCGGTATGGTGAGATTAACGTCTTCAGCAACTCGGTTGAGTATGTTTCACCGCTTGAGAATTTTAAGGATATCTATACGAACAAGGAGAAGCTGATGGAGGACTACCAGGCGTTCTCCCGTGATTTCAATCATGATCATGTATTCTGCCGGATTACTCGTTTTAATGACTGGGGTAAATATATTTCATTTGATTATTTTCTGCAGGATGCGACGATGTATTCTGCAATCCGCAATGATGATTTTATGACACAGCTTGAACTGTTCTCTTCACTGACCGATGTGGCAGAGTTTCAGGACCAGCATCAGGTACGTGTACTTTGGGACTTAAACAACTTTGTTATTGCGCATCATAAAGATGAGAAGGATAGAGTGAAAGCTGTCCTGCATAACTTTGGAGATCTAGTCGTCTATGATGATACGACACCTTTAAATGGTCTGAAGCGATTGATCATTCTGGGTCTCACTCATCTGCAGACAGGCGATGTCAAGCCGCTTAAATCTGATTTTATTCACCAGAATGAGGATGTTTTCCAGTTTGCTGATGAAGTTCTGCGTGCGAAAGATATTCAGTCTATTCGCCATAGTATCACTGCACGTCTCAGCCAATCTAAAGGGATGGGTGCTGTGCCGGTGAAAAGGACTGTAGCCAGTGGTTCCGGTCGTAAACCGCTGCGTTATATTTTAATGAGCTTAGCCGCACTGCTAGTGATGGCCGGCGCATTCTTCCTATATCAGAATATGACCCAGAAGACAAAGGAATCTGAAGCACTGAATCAGCAGCTGAAACAGCAGCAGAGAGTGAATGATATTTTCAGTGAATATATCAGCGGAGATCGACAACAGGCCAAAAAACAGATGGCGTCTTTAAAGTATGACGAGCTGAACAGTGATAAACAGCGCGCCATTTATCTTAAATGGCTGGTAGAGGACCAGCAATATAAAAAAGCACTGAGTCTGGATCAAGAAGCGGTGTACTTGATCGGCCAGGAGATTAACCAGAATAATCAACCGGCAATTAAGGCGCTTGCGAAAGAACAGGACAATGACGTCCTCAACTTCTATCTCGCCAGCAGAGAAGGTCGATACGATGAAGTCATCAAGTTGCGTGACAAGGTTGATTTAAAAGAGCGCTCTGCCGCAAATGAACTCGTTAAAGCGTATGTGTTAACTGATCAGATGGAGAAACTGAATGACGTCAATGATAAAGAGCATCTTCTGTCAGTAAAAGAGCATTATAGACCATATCAAAAATCTCTGGAAAAGGCGCAGACTCAGTATGATGATAAGCGGGAAGAGATTAAATCTCTGAAAAAGCTGCCGAAGAAGAAAGCCAGTCAAGCAAAAGCCAAAAAACAGTTAGGACAGGCACGGAAAGAACTGGAAGATTTAAGAAGTCAACTTGCGGAAGAAAAAACGAAGATTGCCAGTATCAAGGTGACGGACCTAAAAGAAAAATAGACACTCGGCAGCCATAGAATCAAGTTGAATCGTCTACACTTAGTTGGACAATTTCTATGTGAATAGATATTGTTAATCTAAGAAAGTAGGCGATTTTATTTATGTCACGAGAAAGAAGAAGCTTCAGTCCTGAATTCAAGTTACAGATGGTCAAACTTTATGAGAATGGTAAACCTAGAAATGAAATTGTACGTGAATATGAGCTGACGTCTTCGGCATTAGGAACAGATTTAGAGTCATATAAAGGACGAACAATCTTAAATAGAATTTCAGGAATAGATTATTGATAGTTGAACGCATTCATATATTAACTTTTCTTCTTAATATTCATTTAGAATTTAGAATAAAAATGAAAATTACAATAGTACCAATCATCCGATAATACCAGAAGAGTATCGATATGAAATAAACTATCATGTAACACAATAGGAATTATGTTACATGATAAACCCCGACACAAAAGGGGTTCATTTTTATGTCTTGAATAATGTATCATAATGATATCAATATATACATTATATATAACTTATAGGAGTGATTTTGATGAATAGTGTGGAACTGATTCGAGATGTGAAAAAGATACAGGAGATGAAAGAAGCACTCGCTTATTATGGATCAGAGCGAGACGTCTTTCTATTTAATCTTGGAATTAACTGTGGCCTGAGAGTGAGTGACATGTTGGGATTAAAGAAAAAAGATATTAAGGATTATACAATCAAGATTAGAGAACAGAAGACCCGTAAACAGAAACAAATCCCCCTTTACCATCTAAAGGAGGATATTGATCGTTATATTCAGTTCCAGGAGGATGAAGATTATCTGTTTAAAAGCAATAAACTCGATTCTGACGGCAATGATAAACCCATTAGTCGTGTGCAAGCCTACAGAATTTTGAATCATTCAGCAAAATCAATCGGTCTAAGTGAAATCGGTACACATTCGATGCGTAAGACATTCGGGTACCATTACTACAAGAAAACGAAAGATGTCGCTTTGTTGATGGATTTATTTAATCATTCATCTCAGTCTGTGACCTTGAGATATATTGGGATTAATCAGGATGTGATAAATGATTCAATAAGTAAAGTAATGGAAAATTTATATAGTTAAGTTTTTAATAAACTGCATATTTCATATATTACTTAGACATATTGTGGATTAAAGAATCAAACATATATCCTAAATATAAATATATGGGCATAAAAAATAAAGAAATCAAAAATAAGATACATAATATAGGTTTCTTAATAACTATACTAATACTAATACCTATGACAGAAATTAATATTGAGATAATAACTGCCCAATCTGGTAGGAAACCTCCAAAATTAAGCAGATAACAAATTATTGATATAAAAAAAGAAATATATAAAAGCGAAACTATATTATTTTTATTCATAGGAAACCCACCTTAACTTGCATAGTTTTTACAGCCTAGTGGAGCATTAAGCTTAGCATACATAGCTGCGAGAATTCCTTGTGCTTTTACTTTTTTAGTGCCTGAAAGTTTTCCCATAATATTTTTAACATCGGCAATTAATCCTCTATCACATTGACAACTATTATAAGTTTTAGAATAACACAAATCATGCTTTTTACATTGTGCATCAAGAATATCAACGGGTTTTGCATTCATATTCTGTGTTCCTGGTCCGCAAAAATTTCCATGGTACTCATTTGCTGTATATTCAGAATCAGGATTGAATTGAATATCTTGTGCAAGAGTATATTCTTCTGCGCTAACACCGGCCATTATGAAATCAGATGACTTTTTATCTTTCTTTGCTCTTTCAATATCGAATTGAACTGTACCATCTTTTTGAACAGTTAAGTAGTTTTGAAGCTGAGTAACAATTTGATCAGTCGTTGCAGCTTGAACAGGTAAAGAAAAGAATGATGCAAACATTAGAGAAATAATTGGAATAAACAAAAATATTTTTTTCATAATTACACTCCCTAGTATATTTAGATACTTACATCCTAACTTGCATTGAATTATAATACAAGAATAAAATGGAAAAGGATGTAATAATATGAAAAAAATATTTTATTATTATTTTTTGTATATATTGTTATTAATAACAATATACTACTAGCAAAAGAGCTACCGATTAATAGAATGGTTATAGAAGATGACAATAGAATTATTATAGAAGATTGGGAAAATTATAAATCAATTGTCCATTTAAAAACTGATTTAAATGATGAATTAGTAAATTGTACAGGTACCATTATAAGTAAAAATATTATATTAACAGCTGCTCATTGTGTTTATAATCAAAAATTAAATATTAAAGCCAAGTCAGCAAAAATTTTTTTTAGACAAGACAATGTTAGTAACGGTGTTAAAATCCTCAATAATAACGTTTTAAAAATCCCCAAAATTAACGGATAA